AAAGCATTGAGGTTATCGCACGCGCTATAACCCTAACGCTTTCCGGTGTTGATGCGTCTCTAGTGTCAACCACGATGACCGAGAACTACCAGAATCGCCCGGTTGTCATTTACTTGGGATTCTTGAATGAGACAGACCGCACATTCGTAGACACGCCGGAGGTGGTCTGGGAGGGGCGCATGAATCAAATGTCGCTCAACATTGCCAAGAACGTGGCAGAGATAAAGTTAACGTGCGAGTACCGCCTGCGGCGTGAGCCGCGCATCGGTCGGTACACGGACGAGGATCAACAGGTGATCTTTCCCGGCGATCAGTTCTTCGATCTCACCTATGCAATCCCAGGCTTTGTGTCTCAGTGGGGCAATCGTGACGCAGCCTACGGCGGCGGACTCCCAGGCACCGACGGCAGCGGCCGTGGCACTGGCGGACAACCGGCGAAAAAATGAAACGCGCAGATTGGCTTGAGAAAATGTGGGAAACCATTGAGGCGCACGAGGGCCGCGAGTTTGCGTGGGGCGTGGACGACTGCTGCCTTTTTGCCGCGCGCGTTTACGATGCGATGCACGACACGCACCACGCCGAAGCACTCGCCGCGCGCTATCACGACGAGGACAGTGCGCTGGCGTACATTGAAGCGCAAGGCGGCATCGGCCCTGCGGTCTGCGAGTACCTCGGCGAGATGCGGCGCACTCGGCCAATGCGCGGCGATGTTGTGCTGATAGAGAACGCGGGGCGCGAGATGCTCGGCATCTGCACAGGGCGCGCGGTTGCTGCGCTTGGGCACGATGGCCCGGTGACATTGCCGAAGGCTTCGGTTATGGGGGTCTGGTAATGCCTCAAGCAGTTCTAGCAGTTGCGTACTTTGCAACAAATTACCCAGTCATCTATGCGATCACGAAAACGGTGCTTACGATTGCTGCAACAACCGCAATCAGTAAGGCGCTTACGCCTAAAGTTCGTATGCCCTCTGCCCGGCAAGATGTCGAGTATGCTGGGACTATTGAAACACGCCGAATCATTTACGGCGAGATGCTTGTCTCTGGGATGAACGTCATTCCGCCGCTGGTATCGGGCACGAATAACGAATTCCTCCATCAAGCCCTTGCGCTCTCTGGTCACGAACTCAACAGCATCGGCCAGATATATTTCAACCGCACAGCCATTGGAACGATTACGGCGATCACCGGATCGGATGACGATGGAAAGGTTACAAGCGGAGCCTGGAACGGTAAAGCATGGGTGCGCGCTTATCGTGGCACGAACGATCAGACCGCAGACTATAAACTCAACACGGCATTCACCGAGTGGACTTCGGGCCATCGTGGCCGCGAGGTCGGCTATCTCGCGTTGACGTACCAATTCGACGAGACGGTATACAAGACAGGCAAGCCGGAAGTGACCGCGCTCGTGGAAGGAAAGCGAGTCTATGACCCGCGGCTGGACTCCACGCAGCCGGGCGGCGTTGGCTCGCAGCGTCTCGATGACCCGTCCACGTTTGCCTATTCGTCTAACCCTGCGCTCTGCCTTGCCGATTATCTGATTTCCACACGGCTCGGGCTTGGCGAAGATACCGACCGCATAGACTGGGTGCTGGTCGCTGACGCTGCGGATATCTGCGACGAACTCGTGAACATCCCCGGCCCGGCTACGCAGAAACGGTATACGTGCAATGTTATCTTGAGTGCGACGGATCGCTTCGAGGACAACATCAGCAAACTTGCCGATGCAATGTCGGGCGTGTGTTACTACTCTGGCGGGCTGTGGCGGATGTTTGCTGGCGCGTGGCAATCGCCATCCTTCACGCTTGATGAGTCAGACTTGGTGGACAACGGACTGAGCGTGACGACGGCGTTTGCATACAACGAGCGTTATAACTCGGTGCGCGGTAAGTTCGTCAACGCAAGCAAGAACTGGCAAGAAATGGAATTCCAGCCGGTTATCAATACGTCATACGTAACAGCCGACGGCGAGCAGGCATGGCTGGATGTTGACTTCGCAGCCTGCACCAACGAGTACGAAGCGCAGCGGCACGCCATCTTGCTTTCGCGCCGCAGCCGCAATGGCACTGTGGCGACGATCCGCGCTGGAATGTCGGCATATAAAATCCGCCCGTTTGATGTCGGGCAGATCACGATTGCTGAACTCGGCTGGACTAACAAGTACGTCCGCTGCGAGTCGTGGCAGTTCAACCCGGCTGGATTCGTCGAGTTGGTCGTGCGCGAGGAAGATTCTAGCGACTGGAGCGATCCAGTCGTGGGGGATTACGAAACCCCAACGTCTGTCAGCACTCCAGTGCCATCGACTTACGTCCCGGCTGCGCCCTCCGGCCTCACCTCTAAGAACCTAGCAAGCGGCTTCAACCTTTCGTGGACGGCACCGCCTGTGCTGCCTACCGGATCGGTCTATGAGGTTTACGAGTACACCTCGGTTACTCCGTTTGCCTCGGCTACGCGCATCTGGTCGGGCGTGGCAACGTCGGTATTCATTCCGAAGAACGACACCACGACCCGGTATTACTGGGTGCGCGTGCGGACGGATGCGGGAAACACCTCTGGTACCGAACCGGCGACCAATGGCGTGGCCGCTGCGGCCGACTCTATCCCCGGCTCACTAACAGCCACCGTGGCCCCGTCGTCTGTCAGCAAGACAGACACCGGAGCAACCATTGTGACGGCCTCTGTGACGGTCACGGCTGCGGGTGGTACTGCGCCCTATACCTACTCATGGGTTCGCACCAGCGGCTCTACGTCTATCACAGCGACATCCTCAACGGCTGCAACCACCACGTTTACAGGTTCAAGTCTTGCCAGCGGTTCGACCTATAGCGCCGTCTTTACTTGCACCGTGACCGATGCAGTAGCAGCAACGAAAACGGCGGTCGTTTCGGTGGAGATCACGCGCGTGGCAATGACCGCGAGCGCCTCGCCGACAACACTCAGCAAGACCGGATCAGATGCCACACTGACGACGGTATCCACCACCGTGACGGCCTCCGGTGGCACGACTCCCTATACCTATTCCTGGGCTTTTGTATCCGGTGACAGTTTCACCATCACAAGCCCAAGCGCGGCGACAACGACATTCAGCGCCACGCTTAACGAGGATGAGTTTGTTTCGGGCATTTATCGCTGCACCGTGACAGATTCGACAGGTGGCACCCCGCTAACCGCAACGGCGGACGTGCCGGTAACGATTACGCGAACCGGGGGAGGCGGAACACCACCATGACCAACACAAGCAGAGGCGCGGACATTGCCGCGGGGGTATCAATTGCAGCAGCGGGCACAAGTTGGCTCTCAAGTGCAAACGAAATCATCACGTTTATTGCTGGCATTATTGCCATTGTCGTTGGATTGTTTGCGGTGGTTTCGCACGCGCTGACCATCCGCGAAAAGTTAAAGGGCAAGCAGTAATGCCTCCCATGATCGCTGCGCTCATTGCGCCTCTGCTAAAAAACGGTCTTGGTCTTGTCGCTAATGCCGTGATGGCAAAAGGCAAAGACTTCGTAGAGCAAAAGTTAGGCGTCGAACTCAAACCCGATATGTCGCCGGAGGACTTGGCGAGGGTTCAGATTGCCACGATGGAGCACGAGGAAGAACTGCTGCGGTTGAAACTTGAGGAAAACAAATTAGACCTAGCAGCCTACGAACTTGACATAAAGTCAACCAACGACGCGCGGCAGCGTGAAGTGGCGATTGCGACCAGCAAGGATGCGCCGCTGATTAACAAGATCGTGACGCCAATCCTTGCTCTCGGCGTGGTGTTTCTGACTTTCTTATTGTTTGGATTCGTGATGTTTGACACTAGCCCTGTTGAGCCGAGCAGAAAAGATATCCTTATCTACATTCTCGGCGTGCTGTCTGCCGTTGCAACTCAGATCATGTCCTACTACTTCGGGTCGTCTCAAGGGTCGAAGGACAAGGCCGAGCAGTTAAAGGAGGCCATCAAATGAGCCTAGTCGCGGAGCAAGCGGCGTTTCTGCTGGATGTCGGCAAGTTGGTAGCCTATGCAACCGAGCAAGGCTTCGTGGTCACTGGCGGCGAACTTGCGCGCACGGTCGAGCAGCAACAAATCTACGTAAAGACCGGCCGCAGTAAGACAATGAACAGCATCCACCTAAAGCGATGCGCTATTGACCTTAACTTTTTCAAAGACGGCAAACTGACTTATGACATTGCCGCGCTGACTCCGATTGGAAAGTATTGGGAATCACTGCATCCTAAAAACCAGTGGGGCGGCTTTTGGAAATCGTTCAAGGATGTTCCGCACTTCCAGAGAACTGTATGAAAACCGGCATCCCGAGAAGTTTCAAACTTCTTGGGCATAACATAACCGTCCGAGTCGTCCCACGTAGCCGATGGAAGCACAAGGATTGCGTAGGCATCTGGATACCGGATCGTCTGCGAATCGAAATCCTCGGCGGTCAGCCAGTGACATCCCTACAGCAAACCTTCTGCCACGAATGGGTACACGCCATGCTCGACATGATGGCGCATCCGCTGTCCAGAGACGAACAGTTCGTCGATCAACTGGGGCATCTGCTCCAACAGTCTTTAACAACCTTTGAGGAATAAATGCCTAAGCGTTTCACCGATGAGGAGTTCATTGACGCATGGATGCGTTACGGATCACCCCGCAAAGTAGCCGACGCACTGTCTCTGTCGGTGCGAAATGTTCACAATCGCAGGCGCTCGCTTGAGGCGCGGCACGGCATAGCGTTGCCGAGCAAGATTCCTTCGACTTGCACAACCGGCATCAAGTCCGAAGCAGGACAGGCTGCTAATCTACTCGCAGAGACTCGCGCGCGGCGCTACGAGTCCGAAATGCACCTTGAACTGCATGACGGCGTGGTGATGATTGCGAGCGATTGCCACTACTGGCCGGGCGTGGTTACGCCAGCACACGAGGCGTTTTGCAAACTGGCAAAGGCGCTAAAGCCCGATATCGTGATCCTCAACGGGGACATTC